CCGCTGCTATTGAGGAAGACCGTCCAGAACACGTCGTTGATCTTGAGGCCCGAGCCGCGTCCGAGCTTGCGGGGCACCGTGGTGATGGCGCCCAGGTCGTCGTTGATGATGTCCCGCCGGTCGATGGAGAGCATCAACCCGTAGGTGTCGGCCTTGTTGGTGTAGCTTTCCTCCCCGAGCGTGCCGTGCTTGAGCTCGCCGCCGGGGGCGACGATCTCGTACTCGTCCCGGCCGATCAGCCGGTAGCTGGTCACGGTCTTGAAGTCCTGGACGTTGCGGACGGCGCACAGGTTCCGCCACGTCCGCTCGACGCTGAAGAACCCCTCCAGGAGGAACTTGTTCGCGACGTTGGAGAGGATGCCGCCGACGTCGATGGTCGAGAGCGCCGCCTGGACGTCCGGGCGGAAGGCGAAGCGCAGGACGCTCCGGCTGTCGCGGAAGTTGCGCCCCTCGTAGCCGTTGGCCCACGCCGCCTCGATCAGCAGCTCCTGCAGGCCGATCCCGCCGCGGAAGCGCCGGTCGGCCGCCTCCAGTGTGGGGGCGTCATACAGCCGCTCGGCGTCGGTCAGCCCGCCGGTCAGCATGCAGGCGGCCTCGAGCACCTTGCCCGTCATGGCCCGGTCGGGCACGTGGGCGGCGGGGGCCTCGGGCCGGTCGGCCCGCAGGACCTCCAGCTCCGTGCGCGTCACGTCCCAGCCGTCGCGGATGGCCCGGGCGGCGATGTCCGGATGACCGTCGCCGCAGACCTTCCGCACCGCCGCGATCCGCTCCTGCTCGGCCGCGACCTCGGCGCGGATCTGCGCGGCCGAATCGCTCGCCTTCGCCGCGGGCGGCGCGGCGTCCGGGCTTGGCGCGGCCGGAGCCTGGGGCTTCTCGTCCGTCCCGTCGCCCCTGCGGACCTCCGGCTCGACCGCCTGCCCGTCCCGGTCTTCCCGGCCTTCGGTGTCCTCGGCGACGACGCCGTTCGTGTGGTGTCCGTCCATGGTCTTACTCTCCTGGGCGGCCGCGGGATCCCCGGCCGCGATGGTGGCGCTGGTGTTGCGGTCCGCCCCGACGAAGACGAAGCTGATCTCGCCGAGCTCCGCCTTGCGGGCGATGATGAGCGGCCCCGTGAAGCGGGCGCCGTTGACGTTGAGGCTGCGGCCCCCGGGCAGGAACTCCCGGTCGAGCACGGCGGCCGAGATGGACGCCTGCCACTTGAAGCCGCGGTCGTGGGTCTCCACGACCCGCTCGACACGCGGCGAGGTGCCCAGGACCTCCCCCGAGGCCACGAGGCTGCTGCCGACGACCTCCACGCGGTCCGTCTGGCCGAGCAGGTCGTCGATGTCCTGCTTGTGGCCGACGAAGACCGGCCAGGACGCCCGCGACAGGTCCAGCCCCGACAGGTCCACGACCACGGGGTAGCCGAACCCCGCCACCCGCATGGCCCCGCCGGTGTAGGCGACCATCGTGAAGCGCCGGCTGCGCGGGGGCCCGGCGGTGTTTTCCGGGTCCGGGGCGGCCGCCGCGATCTCCAGGCTGCCGACGAGCGTCAGTTCCGTGGGCTCAGTCTTCTGCGTCTTCGTCCGGGTCTTCATGGTCCTGTTCCTCTTGTGACGTACGCCGTGGTTCCGGCGGCGTGTCCGCCGAGCCGGAGTTGTCGCTGTCCGCACTGGACAGGCCGAGTTCGGCCATCAAGGCGCGTTCCTTCGCCCGCTGGCGAAGCTCCGTCTCCCAGTCCTTGCCCTGGCGGGCGTATTCCGCCGCGAGCGTCGTCGTGTTGCTCGTCAGGCGCGTGGCCTGGGCGTTGGCCTCCTTGGCCGGGTCGACGTGCTCGTGACCGTCCCAGAACCACTGGTGGGTCGCGTCTTTGAGGTCCCCCAGGCCGAAGACCTTGACCGCCTCGGCAATCCACGCACTCAGGATGCGGTCCAGGACGACCGTCTCGACGTGCGATTGCTCGACGCGGATGCTCTTGAAGTAGGTCTGGTGGTCCAGCCGCCCCGAGGCGTAGTTGTAGCCCGAGCTGTTGCAGGCCGCGATGTTGTACGGCATGTTCAGGCAGCGGGCGATCTCGTTGAGGATCTCCCGCTTGAACATGTCGTAGGTGGTCGCCGGCTGCTCGGCCTTCACCTGGGAGGGCTCCCACCCCTCCGGCGTGAAGACGGCCATATTCGGGGCGAACTCCATCTCCGTCATGGGCTCGACCTCGGCCGCTTCGCCACCCGCGGGGGCGTTGGTCTTCATCAGGACCGCGATGTTGGCGGCCGACTCGGCCGCGCCGATCACGGCCAGCGTGTAGCGGCGAAGCTGGGCAAAGAGCGGCAACGCCGGCAGGATGTCGGGCAGCCCCCGACGCTGACCCGGCCGGTCGGCCCGGAACCAGTGGAGGACGCTCGCCGCCGGGACGCGGTCGAACTGAAGCGCCGACGCCGCGGCCCCGGCGCCGGGGTGCGCCTTGAGGACGTGGTACGCGACCGGGTTGCCGAAGGGGTCGAACTCGATCCCGTCGACCGCCGGCGCCGTCCGTGAAGTGGTTCGCTTTACGCTGGGTGAAGCGACCTGGTCGGCCTCGATGAGCTTAAGGTCCAGCTTGACGGGCGAATCGAGGGCGCCGTTGGAGAACAGGACCGCGAAGGCTTCTCCGTCCTGGGCCCGGGCCTCCCGCATCGTGCGGAGCCTGGCCGCCAGGTCCACGGCCTTCGCCCACGCCATGAACTCCCGCTCGATGGCCTGGTTGTCCTCGCCCGATTCGGTCAGCATCTGCAGACGCGGCCCGGTGCCGATCACGTCGTTGGCCAGCGTCAAAACGATGCCCCGGGCGTAACTGTTGTTCGCGACCTCGTAGCGGGCACGGTTGCGGAGGACGCGGCGGACTTCCGGGTTGGCTGCGGCGTCAGCCGACAGGCCGTCGGTGTTGGCCCAGTGGCGGCGGTTGTCGGCCGTGGTCTGCGCCGAGTCGAACTTCGCGCGGACCACCCACGTGCGGGTCACCGTGCCCGCCCGCCTGCTTCGCCTTGTCCACGGCCAGTTCATGCTGAGCCTGCCGAAGTAAGTCGCATGGGTCTACACCGTGCCCGGGCTCACGATCTTGACGCGGGTGAAGCCCTTGGCCGGGTTCTTCGAGGCCGCCTCCTTGCCCGCCAGGTACTTGTCCGCCTCGATCTGCTCGGCCGGCGAATGCTGCTGGACGCTCACGCCGTCGGCCGAGGCCTGCTTGGGCCCTTGCGCGTTCTGCTCGATTGCGTCTTTCAGGTCTTCCGCCATCGTGGTTCCAAGCCCGACAACCAGTCGCGCGGGCCAAAGAAAAAGGCCACGCGGGTATGCGGCCCCGCATGGCCTTCGGTTCTTTGGCTTCGCCCCGGGGATCAGCCGGTGCGCCGCGCGTCCTGGTTGTCTGCCCTCAATCTACGGCAAGCGGCGGCTTCACCAAGGGGGCTTCTCGGAGTATGGCGCGGATCGTTACGCCGCTAGACATTCACGCCCCGATCTGCTGCCGAAAGCGGGCCAGAAGGGCCTGCGTGATGTAGGGGTTCCCCTGCGCGATTCGCTCCGCGATGGCTTGAGCCCGCTTTGCCGCCAGATGCCCGGCGTGCACCAGGATCCGCATCGCCTCGAGCCCCCAGATGCACCGAACCTCCGCTTCCCCGCAGGCCCTGCGAAGGGCCTTGTCGTTGGTCAGACAGGCCCAACCGTTGTCCCGGGCGACCGTCAGGCAGAGACGATCCTCGAAGGACGTGGAACCCGCGCCCCGGGCCGCTTCCGTGGCCTGGACCAGCGTCGGTTCGACGATCTCAAGCCCCAGGCGAACGGCCTCCCGAAACGACAGTCTGCGCACTTCCGCCAGCACCGGCGAAGGAACGTGGATCGCCGCAACGTGCCGCGCGATCAGCGCAAGGATCTCCCGGTCGCTCTCGGCATAGTCGATGAGGACATTGGCGTCCGGAACGAGCCCCGCAGGGCCTGTGACCGGGCCGCTCATGCGGCGATGTCCCAGGAGGCGACGCGCTGACGCATGGCGTGGAGGTCCACGCAGAGGATCTCCGCCGCGCGGCTCAGCGTGATCGCTCCGCCCTCCACGGCGCGGCGGACCATGCGGCTGAGTCGGTCCTCCACGAAGTCCACCGACGCCAGCGGGAACGGCTCTTCCTTCCCGCCCAGCGACTTGCGGTAGCGCCGCTTGTATTCGGCCGCGAACTGCGGCCAGACCTGATCGGATGCCAGGCGGAGGTCCACCAGCCGGTGAAGGACGACCTTGTAGCTCACGCGGAACAGGCGCTTGACGTGCAGCACCCGCTCGACGAAGTGCAGGCCCCGGGTCTCCGCCCACTCCTTCTCAAAGGCTTGGGGGGGCACGAGGAAGCACCCCGCAAAGCTGTCCGCCTCACGCTCCTCGGCCGGGGCCTCCGCCACCTTGTCGCTATCGTAGGCGCCGGGATGCAGCAAAAGATGGCCCAGCTCATGGGCAGAAGTGAAGATCTGCCGCTCGACCGGGATCCGGCCCGCCACGTTCACCACAACGGCCGGGCCGCCATCCTCCTCGGCCACCGACAGGCCGAAGAACCCGTCCAGTTCGGATTCGATCAGGCAGACCTTCACCCCCGCCGCCTCCAGCAGCCCGCAGATGTCGCGAACGGGCTCATCTTCACTGAGCTCCATCGCCGCCCGCGCTATCGCCGCGACCCGCTGAGTACGGCCCTTGGCGGGCAGCGACCGCGCCCCCTGGGCCACTTGGGCCAGCCGGTAGGGGCGACGGTCGTCAAGGAGTCCTTCGAGAGTCCCGAAGTCCTCCAGCCAGCGGGCCACGCGGAAGAAGATCTGTTCGCGCTGGGCCCGCTCCTTGCGGGTGCGCAACCTCAACGAACGGAATCTCGCCGCCGCGAGGCGTGGTGGAGGCGCCAGCAGCTCGTCCAGTCCGACGCGCAAGGCGACGGCAATGCCCTGAAGGGTCCCCACCCGCGGGCTAAGGGTCTTGCCGGTCTCGATGTCACGGAAGGCGACCCGCGAGAGCCCCGCGCGGTCGGCGACCTCCTGCTGGGTCAAGCCCTGGCTGGTCCGAATCCTTCGGACATTCTCCGGAATGGGGGGCGGTTCGGTCATGCTTGGCGGCCTTTCCAGTAACCTGTCTTTCTGTTGTACGATTCGGCTAGATGAAAGGTTCTCCTCGCATATCCTATATCGGCACTTACCTTTGTCAAGACGAGCGTCGGAAGTTTTCAGGGGGCGGCCCTCTCCCAGGTCGTGACCCTCTTGCCGCAATGCCGGCATTCCCGGCGCCGCATCAACCGGCCGCCACGAACGGCGCGCGTGTAGACCACCCAGAAGTGCTTGCAGCCGCAATGCCGGCAGGCGAGACCCCGCTGGTCTTCGTCGGGCGGCCACTTCCTGCGGCCCTCGATCCGTTCGGCATGGCATCGTGGGGCGTCCATGATCATTGCCTCCTCAGGTCTTCCTGTGAGTAACGTTTTCGTCGGCGGACGGGCTTGGCGTCCTGGCCGGGCACACGGACGCCGAGCATGCTCGCCGCGACGGCGCAGCCGACCAGGCAGTCGAGCCAGTGGTTGTCGGGGCGCGTCGGCAGCGCGGACCACTCGCGGACGGTGCCATGGGGGCCGGTCACCTCGACCCACGACTCCGACCGGGCGACGTGCTCGGCGAAGAGGGCGTGGTTGGTCCCTGCTCCGCCCCTCGGGCCAGCAGGCTTGGCCCCGCCTTGGCCAAGGCTTCGGCGGGCAAGCGTGCCGTAGAGGCTGATGCAGCCGCGGTCGGACGCCGCCGTTGCCAGCCCGCCGTGGACGAAGCTCTTCCAGTAGTTGGTGTCGATCAGCACGTGCGAGAACTGCGCCGTGCGGCGGACGTTGGGCACGTACCAGTGGTTGCCGAGCACTTCGACGGGCTTCTGGGTGTAGGCGGCGAAGGGGCGGCGGCTGGCGCGGATGCCGACACCTTTGGAGAGCATGACGGCCGCCGAGCCGACCTTCCGCTGCACGGCCGCGACGATCTCCGGCTTGTAGCCGCTGTCGATCAGCAGCCTGTCGATCCGGGCCAGTCCCAGCCCGCGCTTCCACTCCCGCGCCAGGAACTCGGTGATCAGCTTCTCCAGCCCCGCGTGGATGGCGCCGTCGGGCCCCATGCCGGGGAAGGCCCGCCCGAGCGTCCGCGTCACGTCGGCCAGCGTGAACGTCGACCGCCGCTGGTCGGGCATCGTGCCGTAGTCGACGACGAACCCGGTGAAGTCCTCCTGCCAGGCGCAGACGCACCAGTAGAGCAGCTTGTCGTGGACATCCACGAACATGGTCACCTTCGTGGCCGCCCCGGGGATCTCCCCGCGCTTGTAGCCGTTGACCTTCTCGACCACCTGCTCGACGGTGAGCGCCCCGTCGGCCGTCTGCTGGAGGACGGGCTCGTTTTGGCACTCGGCGGCGAAGCCCTCCGGCCCCATCCGCAGCCGCAGGTTCATCGCGTGCTGGATGGCGCTCAGTTCCCCGGCCTTCTCGTCGAACCGGGCCGGCCAGGCGACGATCGCGCCGCGGTCCATCTCTTCCCGGTGGGCGGCGTAGAAGTTCGTGGCCGCCTCTCGCCCGCGGGCGCGGCGAAGGTCGGCGTACCGGTCCCACAGGCCCTGGTCTGCCGGCCAGGCGTAGATAAGCTTCGTCCGCTCGCTGTCCCACTCCGGGGACTTCTCCCGATCCAGCAGCGTGTCGGCCAGGTCGCCTTCGTACATGACCGTGCACGTCAGCAGCGCCGAGATGCTCTCGCCCGGGCCGGCCATGCCCATCACGTCGCCGTGCAGCAGGTCCAGCCGCTTCTTGGTCTGGTCGGCGGACCGGGCCGACTCCCGC